GTGACATGCTGAGGCGTATCGTCATTTACATGATGATACAGATGCTAGTGGATCTCTTCATAAAATGGAGGTGAAGCATATGACGAGTTCTAAATCAGAATTCGCCGGTCACGCACTGTGTCAGGCCATGTACTTAGAGGGTATTCCAAAGGAAGCCGAACAGAACATCGAAGGTTTCATAAGGAAACTGATGGACTGCTCAGGTCCGGATTTCACCTTAAGTTATCTTAAGACCGTGAAGTCTATCGCTGAGCAAGAGTTAGTCGATGAGAACTTCGAATACAGACACAAACCCGGAGAAATTAGCATTAAGTGGAGACGAGAGGAGAGGAGACCGTCTGGCCCTCTTGGGTTTATATGGAAGAAATTCCGAAACCCGATCGAGAAAGTCAGAGTTCTCGGTGCAATAATATGCGCCCTCCAATTCGATTCGCCTACTCGTGGACAGTTGGACAAATGGGTTAAAGCCGTCAGAACACGTCGGCGTTCAGAGATTACTATGAAGTTTTCTCCTACTGACGTAGTGAACCTTGGTTCGCTCATCAAGAGAGAGCTGATTAGCACTGAACCTTTCAGTCATAAAGATTTGACTGGTACGGTTATGCCGTATGCTCACGTTGTGAGTGATATTAGCTCAGATGTCTCAATCCTGTCACATGCCTTGTCCTCCGATGCCTGCCGTATACCGGTCGCACCTGCAAAAGGTCGTGACTCTTTCAAGCCGCCTACCCGTGATGAAGTTCACGGCGCTGTCATGAGAATTCATGCAGACTATTTAGGGCAGCTCTATACCGCGCCTCGCATTTCGAAGACCTTCTGGAATAAGTTGGTCAAGACTGCTTGTTCGTCGGAGAGAGCGAAAGAGCTTGCGATTCCTAGCAAGGTAACACTGCGTCCGCATGAAGCTCGCGATTATGAGATCGGAACTTATAATGGTTTCGTCTTATGCGACGAGAGTGCGGAATATTCCGAACGTGGTAAAGCCGACTATGGCGGTACGTGTGCTCTTATGCAGAAAGCTGGTGGTAAGCTGAGAGCGGCATTCAATTGCAACCGCTTCTTAAACTATACCTTAAAACCGTTAGGTAACGCTATAGACAAATGGGTCTATCCTAGCGCCCCTGTTGAGGTTAAGAATCAGCCGTCCGGACTTCGTTGGGCCTCTGCTCAGCTGAGGAAAGGACATCGTCTGGTTTCCCTCGACTTATCGAGTGCTACAGACACATTAGACTTTCGTTGCTTTACGAGAGGTATGATAGAAGCCGCAAACGAATATCTTCGTTTTAAGCCCACGAGTGAGTATGCCATACTTGTGAAGACCTACCTTGAGTATTTCGAGGCCGCAGCTGAACTGCCTTTCTGGTGTGAGGAGCTTAATAGCCCCATCCAGTTAGCAACTGGTCAGCCTCTTGGTCTTGCTGGCTCATTCCAGATTCTTACACTGACCAACAAATATGCTGGAGATTACGCTTGCGTAAATTCCTCCAAAGACCCGAATGATTCTTATAAAGTCGTCGGCGACGATTTCATTGCTCATGCTGAGGTAGCACGTGCTTATGACGAGATTATCGTCAGAATGTGCGGTTCGACCAATCTTGAGAAATCAATGGAATCACAGAGATATGGAGAATTCCTGTCTCATATCGTCACGGCTGATAGGATCTATACGGTTAAACCGAAGTATAGACCGAGTCGTAAGTCTATGTTTGTAAATCTTGAGAAGTCAAAATTGAGCAACTACAAAGGGATCTACAAGCTTAGCGCAACTGAGCGCGAAGCAGTTAGGATTCTGAGTAAGTACTCTGTTGATGATTTCGATAGTCGAACACAGCTGCCGAGGTTAAGGTCAAAGGATCTTAGTGTCGATCAGTATGATAAGACAATCACTAGCATTGCCCTTAAGCTTATCACTGAATATCGGGGAGATAATCGCTTTCGCGAATATCGAATTCCCGAAGATCAGCTTGAATACCTTATAATGGAGCAGTATGCTTCATTGGACAAGAACGATATCGAGTTCCCGATTATTTATTCGGAGACAGATGATAATGTTCGTGTCGAAAAGGTTCCTCAGCCGATCTGTGGTAGCGAAGGCATCGCGAAATTGCCGACAGAAACTATGGTATATGACCATCATCTTAACGGGTATAGACCCAAGCAGAGCCAGAAGAGTGCGAAAGCATCATATCTGAGCCGAGCAAAGGACATAGGATCTATAGATAAGGTCCTGAATAGCCCTGAAGATGAGAGCATCAACATTGGTAATGGCATGAAGGTGAGTGCTACGAACGTAGTACTTGCCGCAATGTCGATGTTGCCCAAGGAAGATATGACAGGTTACGACCACTCAATGGATAGTGAGTTGATCGATATCAGCTCTGCTATACTTGCCGATGATGGTGAGGCTATAGGTATCCTTGCAGATCTCGAATCTCAGGAAACAAAACCTGTGGCTAAGCCTGATTCAAGTGCAACGAAATCACTGAGCGAAGAAGAGAGAAAGAAGATGCATGAGCGTGCGCTTGAACAGCGCTTGAGAATGCTCAATGCTGACTCTTCAGTATCTTCGAAACCCTGTAATCTCGAAGGTCCCTCGAAAACCTCTTAGATTGAAGTTTCTGTACCAATCTTCACCGTTTTGGACGGATCCGATGGAGTACGTACTAGGATGACATGAGTCCTGGCACGGAGCAACCGAGCAATAAAAGAA